CTAGTGTTTAATAACAAAATGTAGTAAAAACGAGGGGTTACCTTAATTGGTAGCCCCTTTTTCCTTTTAACAACCTAATACCTTAGGAGAATTAAAAATGGCATTACCTTCAGATCAAAACCATGCAGATAGTCGATTACAAGTTCGTTTTTACAAGCGTTCAATCCAACAAGATCAGGCATCACTAGACGCAGGCAGACCAATATTTAAGGACTTTGATTTTGTCCATATTTGCGTAGCTGGTGATTCTTTGACCGAAATCGACACTTATACCCTACCAAGCCATAAGACCCGTTTTCCTATCCAATGGGCAAACTACATGAATAGACAGGGTGCAAACGATGTTGAGGTGGTTGGAACGCCTGTCACAGAATGGCCTATTGTGTCTAAATCGCAGGCAGAAGAACTACGAGCATTAAAGTTTTACACGGTAGAGTCTATTGCAGGGGCATCAGATCAGCATTTACAACGCATAGGAATGGCAGCAGGAATGTCTCCTTTTGCGTTCCGTGACAAGGCAAAGGCATTTTTAAATTTAGCTACAAATTCAGCAGAAACAGACAAGCGTGAGTTTGAAATTAATTCTTTGAAAGAAGAACTTGCCAAAAAGGACTTAGAAACTGCTAAAATAAAGGCTGAAACAGATGCGAAGTTAGCCTTAATGCAGGAACAAATGGCTACTATACTTGCTGCTGTTGGTGAAAAGAAACCCCGTAAAACGAAAACGGTAGCCACAGAGGAAGCCTAATATGTCATCAACAATGCTTGAATTGGTGCAGCAAACAACTGCTGAACTTAACTTAGCCATACCTAATTATGTAGCAGGGAACACTAACCAAGATGTGCAGCAGATTCTTGCGTTAATGAACCGTGCAGGGTACGACTTAATTAAGGAATACAATTGGCAAGCATTGGAGTTGGAATACAGGTTTTACACCACAGCAATAACTACGACCTGTGATACTACGGTTGGCACTCAAACATTGACTGCTATCCCTAGTACTACAGGGCTTGATGACACCTACTCTATTGTTGGCACAGCAATCCCTCAAGACACTAATGTAGATACTGTTTTAAACAGTACCTCTTTAACGACCACCCAGCAATCTTCTGCGACTTCTACAGGTCAAACCGTTACCTTTAGCAAGACAATTTATCCCTTGCCTGCTGACTACGAAACCATAACAGACAACACTCATTGGGATAAGACAAAGCATTGGCAGATGCTTGGCCCAGTAGACGCACAGCAATGGCAATGGCTAAAGTCGGGTTATATCTCCACAGGCCCACGGATTCGTTGGAGAATTTTAGGTAATACCTTTCAGATATGGCCACCCTACAACACCGATGAGTATTTAGGGTTTGAGTACCGTTCTAAGGGTTGGGCTAGAAGTGCCGCTAATGCTGTTAAAAATAGCTTTACGGTTGATACCGATACATCCGTATTGGATGACGCAGTAATCGTATTGTTAACCAAACTTAAATACTTCCAAATTAAGTCATTTGATACAACTGCATTACAACAAGATTACACCCGTTATCTTAATGTTGCTAAAGCTAACGATAAAGGCTCTGCTACCCTATCCTTTGCACCGATGCCAAGTGCCGTGCTGATTGGCTATGCAAACATTCCTGATAGTGGTTACGGGTCTTAATCATGGCTGTTCCAAAAAGGTATACCGCTAAGACTACTTCTTTGGCTTCCCCAATTGGGGGATGGAACGCTAGAGATTCATTAGCTGAAATGAACCCGTTAGATGCGGTTCAGTTAATCAATTTCTTTCCCACACCCACCGATGTAACCCTTAGAAAAGGGTTTTCACAAGCATCTACAGGAATTACGGGGGAAGTGCAAACCCTAATGAATTATGCTGGTTATAACGGGACAAATACGCTTTTTGCCGTTGCCAATGGGGTTATCTATAACGCATCAACTTCTGTTGCAACTTCTGTATTTACAGGATTAGGTAACAGTAAATTTCAGCATTGCATGATTTCTACCGATGGTGGTAACTTCATGATTGCGGTTAATGGGCAAGACGCTGCCATGGTTTATGACGGTACTCGTTGGTACAAGATGGCTACCACAAGTACGGCACAGACTATCACTACCATTACAAGGGGTGGTGCTGGTAACTTAACCGCTACCCTTACTACCGCATCACCGCATGGTTTAGTAACAAATAATCGGGTTGTAATTAGTGGTGCTACAGAATCAAACTATAACGGTACTTATGCCATTACCGTAACGGGTGCTTCTACCTTTACTTACACGATGGCAACTGCACCAGCGGCTAATGCTACCGTGGTCGGGATTTACACAGTTTTAGGCATTACAGGCGTAGATAGTAGCGTATTCGTTAATGTCAATATGTGCCAAAACAGACTGTTTTTTGTGCAAAAAGACACCATGACATTTTGGTATCTACCTGTAGAGTCTATTGGTGGTGCGGCATTAGACTTCCCATTAGGGGCAATAGCCCGTTCAGGTGGTTTCTTGCAAGCAATGGGTACATGGACTTTAGACGCAGGTTACGGGGTAGATGACCTATCCGCATTTGTTACAAGCATGGGCGAGGTCATTGTTTATAAGGGTACTAACCCTAGCGATTCTAATGCTTGGAGTGAGGTCGGTGTATGGCAATTAGGTCAAACCTTTAGTCGTAGATGCTTCTTTAAATGGGGTGGTGATTTGTTATTGCTAACCCAAGACGGTTTAGTACCAATGTCAGGCGCACTTCAATCCTCTCGCCTAGACCCAAGAATTTACCTAACCGACAAGATTTATTTTGCAGTAAGCCAAGCGGCTACCCTTTACTATGCTGAGTTTGGCTGGCAGATTACCTACTTTGCTAGTGAAAATATGTTGATCTTAAATATCCCTGTGGGTACAGGGTATGAGCAATATGTTATGCACACTATTACAAAGTCATGGGCTAGATTTACTGGGGTAAACGCTATTTGTTGGGAAGTGTCTGCTGAAAATAAGATTTACTTTGGGGCTAACGGTTTTGTAGGGCAGTTTTATACCCAGCTTGCCGACAATACTTCAAATATTGTTGCGACTGCACAACAAGCGTATAGTTATTTTGAAACCCGTGGGCAATTAAAACGCTTTACCTTAGTACGCCCTATTCTACAGACTGATAACGGCTTACCGACAGTTCTATGCGGTATTAGCACGGATTTTGACACCCAGCCATTAACCAATCAAATAGCCTTTAATCCAGCAACATTAGATATTGGTGTTTGGGATACATCCTTGTGGGATGACGCTAACTGGGGTGGCACTTTAACCACTACTAAGTTTTGGCAAGGGGTCACAGGAACAGGGTTTGCTGGATCAATTAACATTAATGTGGCATCACAAGGTATTGAGTTTCATTGGGCATCAACCGATTATGTAATGGAAACTGGGGGCGTACTGTAATTGCTATGTTTTGATAAAGACTTGTTAGGGCCATTTATTGCCCAAAAGTTAAACATGGTATGGACATCTGAAAATTCAAGCACAATTGGTTGGGTAACGGACAAAATAGAATCGGTAATTTGTTATCAGGATTTTAATAAAAAATCGGTAACTTGCCATATTTACCTTGAAAAAGGGTTAAATAGGCAATTCTTATCTATTATTTTTGATTATCCTTTTGTACAATTGGGGGTAGATAAGATGATTGCCCCTATAGTTAGTAGTAACGACAAGTCAATAAAGTTTGTTAAAAAATTAGGTTTTGAGGAACAAGCACGATTACTTGATGTTTTTCCTACTGGAGATTTGTTGTTTTTTGTAATGTCAAAAGACAAATGTAGATTTTTAGGAGAAAGATATGGGATTTAAAAGTTCAAGTGCGCCACCACCACCTGATTATGCAGGGGCGGCTAGGGCAACAGCAGAGGGCAACTTAGATGCTGCACGGGCTAACATTGCGGCTAATCGTGTAAATCAATACACGCCTTATGGTGCGCTTGAATATCAAGTTTCAGGTGAGGATAAGTTTGGCAATCCAATGTGGAAGGCCACGCAAACCCTTGCCCCTGCCCAGCAAAGACTATTAGATTACCAAAATAAAACTAGTGAAGGTCTTGGACTATTAACTGAAAAAGGTTTGGGTTATGTTAGCAATATGCTTGAAAACCCTTTTGATACAAGCGCATTACCGACAACTGGGTTTAATCCTAGTCAGTCCTACCAAGATGCTTATATGCAACGCCTTCAACCCCAAATCGAACAGGGGCGTGAGGCATTAGATGTAAAACTAGCCAATCAGGGTATTCCTGTCGGTTCAGAAGCCTATAAACGGGCAATGTTGGCTCAATCCCAGCGTGAAAATGACTTACTAGCTGCCGCAACTACACAAGGTTTTAATGTTGGGGACATAGCCCGTAAATCCGCCTTGCAAGAACAAGCCTACCTGCGTAATGAGCCATTAAACACACTAAACGCTGTTAGATCAGGGGCGCAAGTACAAGGGCCAACCTTTGTAAACCCCCCTATGCAAGCTAATACTGCTGGTGCTGATCTACTGGGTGCAACACAGATGGGTTACAACGCCCAAATGGGTGCAGCTAACGCTCAAAATGCTGCTAATAACGCAATGACTCAAGGTTTATTTGGCCTTGCTGGTGCTGGAATAATGAGAGGGGCATAAAAATATGAACCCTTACATCCTGATGCCACAACCCATGCAAGATGTTAGCGGATTGCAGCCTGTATTCCAAAATACTGGACAGCAACTAGCTAATCAACAGGCGGCACTTGCAGAGCAAAATCAATTAGCAAATCAAGCAGGTCAAACGCAGAGTAATGCTGGCATTAATCAACTTGCCTTGGCAATGATGCTTAGAAAAGGTAAATCAGACCCTTATTCCAACGCTACAGCCGCTATGAATAAATATGGCGCAGGTAATGTTTATGGTTATGGCGGTCAAGGTGTTGTGCCAACAACGACCACAGGAGAGAATTAATTATGGCTGATATGGGAACACTAACCCCCGATCAAATGCTGGCACAGCAGCAGATTTTACGCCAGCAAAAAATGGCTGAAATGCTCTTGCAACAAGGTATGCAACAACCACAAGGACAGATGGTTAGTGGTCGCTATGTTGCTCCTAGCATATTTCAAAACCTTGCTGGTTTAGCTAATACTTATGTTGGTCAAAGAGGTATTGAAAGAGCAGAGCAAGCCCAAGTAGATTTAGCTAAACGGTTACGAGCAGATGAAACCTCTGCAATGGCTGATTATTTTCAACAAATACAACCTAAACCTGCTCAACCTGCACCTGCTGGTTACGAATTAATTGATGCTGGAACTCCAGCAATACCAGCTAACCGACAAGCCGCATTAGCAAATCTAATAGCAAATCCAAAAGCATCGCCAAGATTGCAAAACTTTGCTTTTAACAAAATGACTGCTGATCCTGAAGCATTTACCTTATCCGCAGATCAAAGCCGATTTATAACTACGCCTGACGGTAACACAAAAGAAATTGCTAAAGGAATATTAAAACCACCTACGCCTACTACAGAAATGCAAAATTTCTTGTTTGCAAAAGAACGAGGTGAAATTCCACAAAATATGGGATTTATTGGTTATCAAGGTTATCTAAAAACAGTTGGTAAAGAACAAGAAAAAGCCCCAATGGGTTATAGATTTATGTCTGATGGCTCATTAGAACCAATTAAGGGTGGCCCTGCTGACCTTAAAACACAAGCAAAATCCGCTGGTGCTGGCGATGTATCTCTTGAAATTATTAAAATTAAAGACAGTTACGACAAACTTTTAGAAGGTGGTGGTATTACCGATCCATCACTTAAAATTGGTAGTAACATAATGGGCAAAATCAGTTCTTCTGCAGCTGGTCAGACTTTAGGCTCTACTTTTGGAACTAGAAACCAAACCGAGCGTGACAAGATTGCACAAACAAGGCCATTGTTAATGGGCGCAATTATGAAGGCTACTGGAATGTCTGCTAAACAGATTGATTCCAATGCTGAATTAAAACTTTGGTTATCTACTGCAACTGATCCAAATAAGAGTTATGAAGCAAACATTGCTGCATTGAAAAATATTGAGGATTTGTACGGTGTAACGGCATTGGATAAGCAGGTAAATGCACCTAACTTTAAAACGCCACCTACTATCCCTATTCCACCAAATTCAAATAAAACTGTTGTAAAAACAGGTACAGTTCAGGATGGCCCAAACAAGGGTAAAAAAATAGTTCAATATTCTGATGGAACAACGGAGTACAAATAATGACTCAAGAAAACATTACTTGGGATACGCCAAAACCTCAAGAAAATATTTCTTGGGATCAACCAAAACCTGAAACAGCTTACGACCGTTTTTTGACTAGTTTACGCAACCCACAAACGGGTGGTAAAAGTGGCGTTGTTGGCCCTATACTTGTGGGTGGTACTGGCGAACTTATCAAAGGTGCTGGTGCTTTAAGTCAGATGGCTGGTTTTAATAATGCTGGTGATCGCCTTGTTGAAGTAGGCGGGGCAATGACCGAGGGTGCTAAAAGTGTTGCACCCGTATCGGGAACTGTAGGACAGATTGGTTCGTATGTGTTGCCATTCGGTGTGGCACAAAAAAGTATGAATGCTATTGGTGCTATTCCATCGGTGGCAAGAGCAACAGGAATGTTACCTAGTTACGCTAGAGCAATGGGACAACAAGCCACTATAGGTGGTGCTACTGGGTACGCTTTAACACCTGACCAAGAAGATCGTCAACAAGGCGCAACCTTTGGAGCAGTAGGTGGTGCGGCTGGTGAATTAATTAAACCAATAGCCAAATTGAGTGGCAATCTTGCATCCGAAATCATTGGCAATCTCAGCGGTGTAGGTTCACAAGCGTACAAAACCGCATACAATGCCGCTGTACAGGGCGGTGACAAGTTAAAAGCATTGGCTTCAAACCTGCGTAAACAAGCCCCAATGGAGAATGTTGTAGATGATGCTTTGCTAGGCTTAACCAACATGGGTAAAGACCTACAAAGCCAATATCGTAGTGGCATGGTTAATATCAAAAACGATAAGACTGTATTAGATTTTGCTGGCATTAATAAAGCATTAAATGACGCTCAAAACCTAGGTATTTTTAAGGGTAAGGTTACCAATCAAGGAATTATTGACGAAGTAAACAAAGTCAAAGGGATTGTTGACGATTGGAAAGCCCAAAATCCTAAAGATTTTCATACCCCCGAAGGTATGGATGAACTTAAAAAAACCATCGGTATTGAATTAGAAAAAATACCTTTTGAACAAGCTACGCTACGAAAAGCAATAGGCGGCATTTATTCGTCTGTACGGGATGAGATTAAGAAACAAGCACCCGTATATGAAAGCGTAATGAAAAAATATTCTGAAGGTTTAGATCAAGCAAGTGAACTTAAAAAAGCACTTGGTCTTGGCAATAAATCTTCAATAGATACAGCATTACGCAAGCTACAATCTGTCATGCGTGACAATGTAAACACCAATTACGGTAACCGTGTGAATTACGCTGAAATGTTAGAGCAAGCAAGCGGTAAACCTATCATGGCGCAACTTGCAGGACAGGCACTTAGTTCACCAACGCCAAGAGGTTTACAGCGATTATTACCATCGTTTACTGGTGCTGGCGCATTTGCTTTAGACCCTATGCTATTAGCAACACTACCCGCCCAATCACCCCGTTTAATGGGTGAAGCAACTATATTGGCGGGCAAAGCATCACGACCTGTTATTAATCTTGCAAACTCAGGTACTCCTGAACAAAGAAGATTAGCAAAGTTATTAATTATGAAAGCCGCCCAACAAGGAGCAACAAATGAGTAGAAACGGATCGGGTACATATACACTACCTGCTGGTAATCCAGTAGTTACTAGCACAACTATTGCAAGTACATGGGCTAATAACACCATGACTGACTTAGCAACTGCCCTTACAGGTTCTTTGGCATCTGACGGTCAAACTACCGCTACTGGTAACCTTAAAATGGGTTCTAACCGCATTACTGGTCTTGCTGATGGAATAGCGGCAAGTGATGCGGCTACAGTTAGTCAAGTTCCTAGCGGTGCTTTGTTTTTATTAAAAGCCTCAAACCTGTCTGATGTTGCTAACGCTACTACATCACGCACTAATTTAGTTGCTGCCAAATCAGGGGCTAATAGCGATATTACATCCCTAACTGGTTTAACTACCCCTTTAACTGTTGCTCAAGGTGGCACAGGGGCGGCTACATTAACTTCTAACAATGTTCTTCTTGGCAATGGTACTTCTGCACCACAAGTAGTAGCCCCAAGCACAACAGGAAATATTTTAACTTCTAATGGAACTACATGGGTTTCTTCAACACCTGTTGTAACAAGCGCATCTCAACTTGCAAAGGCATGGGTAAACTTTGATGGCACAAGTGGAACTATTGCGGCTTCCTTTAATGTATCTTCTGTAACTAGGTCATCAACAGGAACATATGAAATAAATTTTACTACGGCTTTTGCAAACGCTAATTATTGTGCTGTTATGGGTAGTAATATGAGAAATAGTGGTGGAGAAACCGTTTTAAATCAAAATTTTAATGTAACAAAAACTATATCAGTATTGCCAATTAGGTCAATGAGTGGCAGTGGTGCTGTTGCAGATGCAAGCCCTATTTATGTGGCTTGTTACATATAATTAAGGAACAAAAATGACACAAGTAATTATTTTTACTAACGACAACGGTGGAGTTTCTACCTGCATTTCTACTGGCGAAATTAGCATTGAAGCTGTATTGGCTAAAGATGTGCCTGAAAACAAAGGCGCAAGGATTGTCAATTTAGCTGACCTACCCCGTGATAACGACTTTTACGATGCGTGGGAAATGGATGCTACTTCTGTTGCCGTCAACTTTGATAAAGCCAAAGCAATTACTAAAAACCGCCTAAGAGCAGAACGCACTCCGTTATTACAAGCACAAGATGTAGAGTTTCAACGAGCATTAGAAAGTTGTGCTGATACAACTGCTATCGTTGCTGAAAAGCAAAGGCTTAGAGATGTTACCAAACTAGCTGACCAAACCACAACGTTAGATGAATTAAAACAATTAAGAGTTGCATAATAACAATTACATTATTTAATTCTGGCTCAATCAACATCCTATACGAGTAAATATGTCTTTTGAAATTGATCCCGTAAAGTATGGTGTTCTTTGGCAAAAAGTAGACAATTATGATGCCAAGTTTGATGATATGTCTAAAAAGATCGACAAGATGGAAGCCAGCATTGATGAATTGGTTGCAATGGCTAATCGTTCTAGGGGCGGTCTTTGGGTCGGTTTGGGGGTTGTATCTGTTATTAGTTCACTCGTGGGTTTTATCGCACATTGGTTTAGTAACAAAGGCTTATAAATGTGTCAGACCCATTTGGAATTATTGATGGTACTAAAAAGGTTACCAAGACTCTTAATGAATCTGTAAAAGCATCAGAAGAATTATCTAAAGCAATAGATGGTGTACTGGCGGTAGCGGATAAGGCGGCAAAAGAAAGGGCAGCGTCACGAAAGAACTCAAGGGTTGTTAACGCTGATACCACAACAATTATCGAGGCGGTAGACGAGTTCCAAAGGCTAATGTTAGCCAAGGAATCTGAAGAAAAAATAAAATACGAAATTACTAAGAAATACGGCAGTCACGCTTGGGATGAGATACAAGGCATTAAAGCTAGAAAACAGTGGGAAGACAGGCGTGATAAGTATTTAGAACAAAGCGACAGGCGGGTAATGAAAAGCGTTATGGCACTTTGTTATATGTTTTCTGCTTGGATAGCTTACGAGTGTACTTGGGGAATTTGGAAATAATGGATACTTTATTAGGACTTCTTAAAGGTGTTGCACCTATCTTAGCTACTGCGGTTGCTGGCCCAGCAGGGGGCGCAGCAGTTGGTTGGATAGCATCTAAGCTAGGCATTGATGATGACACCATAGAGGGCGTTACCAAGGCTATTACAGGTAACCCTGAGATGGCCCTTAAACTTAAAGAACTTGACCTAGAGTACGCTAAATTAGAGGTCGCTGACCGTGACTCTGCCCGTCAAGCCTATGCTGCGGTGGCTACTTCAGCAAATGCAACTAAGCTAGATAAGATGGTTGTTCCTATTCTTGCCTTAGGTGTGGTTGGTCTAGCCTTTGTATTAATTGGGGTACTGATGTTTGTAGATACCCCTGACGATCAACAGCAATTGGTTATTTTTGCTCTTGGATTTATAACCTCGGCTGCGGGCCAAGTCCTATCGTTTTACTTTGGTTCTAGCCAAGGCAGTAAAAACAAAACTGAAGAAATGAAAGGCATGATTAAAAAATGAACCTTTCAGAACACTTTACCCTTGACGAACTGACCCACACGGATCACAGGCAATTTGACAACACGCCCAATGCCTCAGAAATGGCTAACCTAGTGCGTTTAGCGGGGTTCTTAGAGGAAGTTAAGACGGCTATAGGTGGCAAGCCCGTAATGGTCAATTCAGCCTTTCGTTGCAAAGCCGTAAATGATGCTGTAGGATCAAAGGACACAAGCCAGCATCGTATTGGGTGTGCCGCAGATATTCGTGTACCAAGCATGACCCCCGATGAAGTCGTTAAGGCTGTTATTGAATCGGGGATTGGTTATGACCAACTTATTCGAGAATTTGACAGGTGGACACATATTAGTGTGCCTAGTGTTGCTGGCGATAATCCTCGCAGGCAAGTTTTGATTATTGATAAAACGGGTACTAGACCGTACTAAAACAAGTCGGTTAAGTCTACAACCTTCCACAAGTCTTTAGGAACATCGTAAAAGTATTCATCACGGGCTACTGCGGTGTTCGGTACTTCTATTAACGGGCAATCCTTAATCTTATTCGCCCTAATCCAGTAGGCGTGGGTCAAAGGTCGGTTTACTACATACATAGTCGTTCTAGGGTGGTTAAACAGCTTATCCTTCCTGTGGGCTATGTGGATCGTATTAAACGGGCAAAACTCCCAATCCCTGACTTCTACCTCGGCATACCCTAGATGCTCCCCTTTAAGGCTTAATACGAGGTCTACAGCGTATTTATCGGGGTTGGGTAAGGCATCTATATACCAAAGGTTCTTGAGCCACCTAGCCACGGCATCACGGGCAGGTGGGTCACAGGCATCGTGTAAGGCTTGGTCAAATGCCTTGTACTTCACTCTTGTGCCTTTTTTAATATTGATTTTGTTGCTTTATTCCACATTTCATTGGATTTTTGTATAGACTCAAATAACTTTTTGTCTAGTGCATTGCTTTCAGCTATAAACTTTTTTAATGTTTTTATTTCAGCTTGTTGCTGGCGTATAAAATCAGCTAATCCCTTAGAACCTTGTGAATCTAAAAATTTAGCTTGTTTAATTGCTTCCTTTGCGTTCATATTGCATACCCGTTTATTAAATAGTTAGTACCAAAAAACACTAAGCAAAATAAGACTGCCGCTACCCCACCCCAAAAGAACATACGGATAGACTCCATACGCTCTTTTTTCTTTTCTGCTTCCCGTAAACGCTTGTAAGCATCTAGGTCACCCCAGCCCTTATCAATCATGCGTTGGCGGTCAGTAAACTTACGCTGGGCCTCATAAAATAACTCTGCATCTCGTTCGCTTTTTAACATGGCTATCTCCTAGTGAAATATCTTATAACGGGGGTTACAGGTAACCTCGACAGGTACATCAGACATAACCCCGTTAATCCTGCGCTTGGCGGTGATGACTACGGGGCGTGTACCTGCATCCTCACACTCTGTAATGCCTAGTATGACTTGAGCACGGCTCATGTGAAACGCCTGTTTGTCAGTTTCTAAGCTGACATTGGGCGGTGTAAATGAGGTGCAGGCGGTAAGACTTAGCAGGCTTAGCAATAAAATAGGTTTCATAAATATCCTTATGCCCCCGTGGGGGCGTTGGTTAACGGGCTGTAACTTTGAGGGTAATAACTGCGGTGGTTTTGGTGTGCTTCTCAATTAACTCGGCAGGTACATTAGCTTCAGCGTATACAGCCTTGTTATCGACAGTCTTGCGTTGGGATAAAGTCACACAGGCTTTGTAGAGGTTGCCCTCGATGTGGCCTTCTTCCTGCTTGAGTTCGGTCTTGAGTGCTTCTGCTTGGGCTTCTAAGTCAGCGATTTGAGCTAAGAGCATACCTAAATGGTCAACTTTGGTAATTTGTAGGTCTAATACTTGCATTTGAATCTCCTTATCTATCTCACTCAACATTGAGTAAGACAAGTATAAGTTAAGATTACTTAACAATGCAACAAATAAATAATAACCTTACAAAAAAGTGGGGTACTTGCGGGGCTAATGTATGTGAAGCATAGAATCCGCTTTCCCCCGTTCCCGTGAAGGAACTTTAATTATATGCCGTTTTTAATCTGATAAACCCGCAGCAAATGTTCAAAGCATTCCCAGCCCTTTTGGAGTCGATCCTGCTCAATCTCTATCAATTTGACCTGATCGGTTGTACCGTTGACAAAGACGATAGCGCACCTAGCCGTTGGTACTCCTAGACCCTCACGGTAGGCGGCTAACTGCATTTCATGCTCAAAGTACACATCTACTTTGTCTAGGTCGGTATCCTTGGTCTTAAAGTCCACTATAAAGCCCGCCTTAGCCATTAAATCGCATTTACCACCATACCCTAGCGGATGAGCAAAAGACTTCTCTGAGAGCCATAATTGCTTGCCAAAGGCATTCTCTAAAGTTTCTAGAATCTTATTAATGTACGGGGGTTTTTCAGGCATATAGACCCCCTCAAACCAAGTTTGGATAATGGCGTGGATTGCAGTCCCTCGTTCAGCAGCTTCCCTGCCCGTGGCCCGACTATCCTGCATTACCCTAGTTAACCAATCAGACTCAGGTTCGTCAGGCAGTCTAGGTAGGGTTAGGGCAGCTAAGAGGACTTGTTGCTGTTTCCATGTATCAAGCCCTGCTTTTGATAGCATTCCGTTAATTGTTGTAACACTTGGCAGAAGTCCGAGCTTCCGTGCGTCACGGAGCGTTGTTGCCCGTTCCCCAGTTTTGCCGATAGTTGTATAGGCTGGACTACCATCTTTTTTATACCAATGACCTGATTCACTTAGTTTCTCCTTAACTATCATTTCTTTCCCCAAAAATAAATATCGTGACTGTTAGAATTAACAGCAAAGCCAAAATGTTTAAAAATGTTGTGAAAGTCAAAATTGTCTACAAAATCATGTATTGAAAGGTTTTTGTAGTAATTGTTTGTAAATGGTGCTACATCTGCGTTAGTTGCGGTAGTTCCGTGTT